GTCCCAGCACACCACTTGGAACAGCTTAACAGCTGGTCCAGAGTGGGCGGGAGAGGTTGTTCACCTCCCGCTGGGTCACCACCAATAGGTGTTGCCCAAACAGCCCCCTAAAAGGGCTGCTTCCACCCGAGCTTGATGCTGACGCGCTCGGGGCGTCCAGAACGCTCCAAATGCTCTGTATCAACGCTTGCGACGTCGATCGCGAGGCTTTCCCTCGGCTCGGACATAAGTCCAAAACCGGGGCAGGGATCTCGCAGGAGACACTTGAGCAGGGCACCGGTCCCTTCCAGATGATCTGGAGGAGATTCGGCGATCACGTAGTAGCCCCTAGTCAGGGGGCTGTGATCGTATCGGTCAATCGTCTGGAATTGATAACCCAGACAAGACTGCCTGCCCAACAACGGGGATGAGGGCGCCACATTGGGAAACTCTACTAAGAGTCCCCTCAGTAGGTCGTCCATCATCGCAGCTGAGCGCCAGAGACCAGTCCAATAAAACTGGTTCCTGAGCGCCACAGCAGCTATAATCCCGTCTGCGTCCTGCCGTCGTGTCGGGAGCATCTGACGAACCTTGACGATACTAACGTCATGGCCGTCATAATACTCTCGTCCGCAAGACTCCCTGAACCTTCCGGTCCAGTAAGACTTGCTGATGTTAACTCGAAAACCAAAATTCTCGAGTTCATCAACGACGGACAGCACATTGTCTCTGGGGACAATCAAATCATCCCCAAAGACGCGCACCTGCTCGCGATACTGATTGACAACCAGCTCGCGAGAAAGTGGAGCACTTAGCTCCCTTTCTATCCCCATGAGGATCAAGGTCAAGAAGACCATAGCCTCGAAGGGGAAGCAGAGAGCTGAGCCCATAGATGCGTACTTGGCCAGGCGAATAACGCCATGACCAGGTACATCAGCCTTACGGGACCGTGTTGCATCGACCGCCTGGAGCAATTCCGGGAAGTCGGACAACATAGCCCTTACATGCTGATTCGAGACACGATCGGAAGCTTCGCTCAAATCGAGCGTAGCGAGGTCCCCGCTGAGGGATCCCTCTCGAGCCATAGACCTATTAGGGTCTTGGTCATCGAAACCGATCATACGGGAGAGGAGACTATCCTCTTTGACCGCATCGAGGATCGACCTAAGAATCGCCTGCTGTGCAAATTGCATGGCAGACGGCTCTATGGCAATGATCCGAGGTGAC